CAACTAGACTTAATTGTTCAGGAAAGAAGAATGCTGGGGAGTAGAATGACGCAGCATAAAGTAACTGGTGCTACAGGTTCCGGATCAGCAACTCTATACTTTATGAATAGTGAACAATTAAATCAGACAATTAATTATATTAACAACGGTACTCGCGGAAGTATTAGCTTGTTGATTTCCAACAATGATCCTCAATCATCAGTCGGAGAACAGAGAGTTCAACTGAACAATGTCATATTTAATACAATTCCGGTTACGACTTTAGAAGAATCGGATGATCCGGTTACGTTTGATAGTGATTTCACATTTGATTCAATAGATAAACAGAGTATGTTTGTTCTGCCAGCATATATTACAGAAAAACAGGAGTAAATAATTGGAGTCTGCAAGCGTGTAAGCAATGCTTGCAGACTCCCACTTTTATAAGGAGGAAAGAACATGGGATCATTAAAGGCATTTTTACATCCAATTCAAGTAGAAAATAAAGAGGTATTTGTATCTAGCAGATTTGTTGAGGATGGAAAATTAATTCCATTTATTGTACGACCAATTACACAGGAAGAAAATAAGTACTTAATAAAAAAGTTTTCAAAGAAAGATAAAAAAGGTGCAGAAACCTTCGACAGAACGGAGTATGTACAGGCTATGACAGCAAGTGCGGTTGTGTTTCCGGATCTTACGAATGCTGAATTGCAGAAGGCATATGGTGTATTGGGTGAATCAACATTACTTCAGAAAATGCTTTATGTTGGTGAATATGCAGTGCTTGCACAGTCAATACAGGAAATTAGTGGTTTGGATAAGAATATTAATGAGGATATTGAAGAAGCAAAAAACTAATAGAGCAAGGTGATGCAGAACTTAATTTGGCACACTTTGCTTTACAAAAACTACATATTCTTCCGTCGGTATTGGATGCTATGGATGATAGGGAAAAAGCATTCATTTATGCCAGCATTCAATTAAGAGCGGAGGAAGAAAAACGTGCAGCTAATAGATCAAAAATGAAAGGAGGGAGGAGAAGATAATGGCAACAGAATCAAATAATTTGTTGATAAGTGAAACGGGCATTAATAGTAATGCTAAAAGCATTTCAAACATGACTTCGTTTATAAAATCCTGTTCATCAAATATCTTGGATTTATCATTGAAAGTAGGTGATTTATCACTAGATGTTATTGATTTGACGAATCATTTCAATGATTTATCTTCAAAAATATATGATTTTTCATCTGATGTAAGTAAAATGGCATCGGGATTATCAGGTGTAACAACAGACTTCGATATTATGTCAATCGATATAAATAGCCTGTCATCAGAACTAACAGGCTTATCTTCAGATTTTACCAAACTAACTAATAATATGACTAACATGCCTATTGATTCTTCAGTATTTTCAGAAACGGATAGTGCGTTAAGCAAAATGAGTAGTTCAGCAGCACAAATGAACAATGAATTAAATGATACTAATACGAGCACTGAAGAAGCAAGTTCAGGGTTTGGTAAACTTATAAAATCAGCTTTAAGCTTTGACAATATTCAAAAAGGCACGGATATGGTTGATCAATATATAAATGCTAGTAATAAGTTGGCAGATGTAAATGATGGTATGCAAACTCAAATGGATTTGCAAAACAAAGTAAATGCTGCTGCTGATCGGTCATGTGAATCATATAATGACATGGCTAATGCGGTTTCCAGTATCGGATCATTAGACACCTTTAAAAAAGACAATGATTCAGCTATTGGTTTTACTGAATTGATTCAGAAATCATTAAAAATAGATCAGTCAGATCAAAGCCTATCCGATGTTACAAAGAGCATGTCAGATGGATCGCTACAAGGTGAGGAGTTCAGTTCTATAGCAGGAAAGGATTCTACAATCGGAAATGCTCTTTCAGGATTCACCGGTAAATCCAATGAACAACTTCAAGAAATGGCTGACCAGGGTTTGATAACAGCTAACTTATTAAAAAATGCAATGTTTGCTGCTGGTCAGGATATCAATACCGAGTTTGAAAACCAACCAAAGACATTTGCTGACATATGGACAAAAATTACAAATAGCGCTATGAACGCTTTTAGTCCGCTCATTCAACTGGTGAGTGATATTCTAAATAGTCCAGCAATTCAAGCAGGTATAAATATAATAATAAGCTCATTAGGACTTGTTTCTCAAGTAATTAGCAATTTAATCGGGCTTATTACTAATAATTGGACCACAATACTACCTATATTGATAGCTATAGGTTTATATTTGGCTTATATAGGTGGAACTGCTTTAGTAGGAGTAATTACATCTTTGTGGGCGACAGTTGCGGCTGAAATGGCTGCTATAGCTCCTTTTTTGATAATAATAGGAATTATTGCAGCTGTAATATATGTCCTTCAATCCTTGGGCGTTTCCTTTGAAGATATATTTGGGTTTATTGGAGGAGTAGTAGGAGTTGCGATAGCGGGCATCTGGAACTTGTTTTTGGGATTATTTGATCTTATCCTCGGGATTATCAGTTATTTAGCGAATCCATTTATAAATTTTGCTAATTTCTTTGGTAATTTATTTACAAATCCTATTTCATCAATAATATATCTGTTTCAAGGTATGGCAGATAATGTATTAGGTGTACTAGAAACAGTAGCATCTGCGATGGATAAAGTATTTGGTACTAACATGGCTAAAACGGTATCCGGATGGCGTTCTGGTCTAAAAGATATGGCGGATTCGGCGGTTGAAAAATATGCTCCAGACGAGAACTATCAGAAAATAGTTGATAATCTTAGCTTGAGTTCAGATGATTTTGGGCTACGCCGTATGGATTATGGTGGCGCAATAGATGCGGGTACCGATATGGGGAAAAGTCTCTATGCTGGCGTTAGTGGAGTGGTAAGTTCGTCATCTGCAAGTGATAAAGGATATGATTACAGCCAATTTGATACTACGAATGATACTCTGGGTACATCGAATAATCCAGTTAATGTCAAAGGAACAGGTTCTGGAGGAGCAGTGGATGTTAATATGGAGGATGAAGATTTGGGGTATCTGCGTGATATGGCAGAAAGAGATTATATATCCAATGTAGCGACAAACACACTAGCACCTAATATATCAGTCAGCTTTGGAGATGTCCATGAGACAGCAGATGTGAATCAGTTGTTCGGAAGTATACAGACTATATTGAGACAACAAATTGCTATCGCACCTGAGGGGGTATATTGATGAGTAATTATGCAGTATTTTTTAACAAAAATAAAACTACCATTCGACTGCCTGTTAATCCTGAGGAATTAGAAGTTAGTACGACACAGGCAATAGAAAAATATGAAATTCTAAAGCTTGGACAGATAGCAGTTCCGTCTTATATGGAATTAAAAGAATATAGTTTTGAAATTGAATTGCCATATAAAAGAATTCATTACATTGAAACGGCAGGTAGCTTTCGGAGTGCGGAAAGTTATTTGAATATTCTAAAAAGATGGAGAGATGAACTTACACCCATTAGATTTATAGCTGGTATGACAACCAGTGATTATAAAGTGGTAAGTAATGCTATCAATACACTTGTACTAATTGAAAGTCTCACAATAAAAGAAAAAGCCGGGGAAGAACAGGACAAATATGTTTCTTTTAAATTATTGGAATACAGAAAATATGCAAAGCAAGAAAAACCACCTAAAGTAAATGAAGAGACAGGCAAAATTACAATAGCTAAAACTAGTATAACTAATCCCAAAAGCACCGGTTATTATACTGTCCAGTCTGGAGATACTCTATGGGCAATTGCCAAGAAATACTACTGTGACGGATCAGAATATACAAAGATCTATAATGCAAATAAGGATAAAATTACAAATCCCTCGCTGATATATGCCGGACAAAAGCTGGTGATACCCTCATGATAGAATTCTTAGTTAAGGTAGAGGGTAAGGTATATGAGATAAGCCAATTGGTAAGTAAAATCACATTTAAAGATTCAATAAATAATGGATGCAGTTCACTGGATTTTACCTATATTAATGATGACTTAAACATTACAAATGGGAGTGTGGTAAGTTTCAAATATAACACTACTCAAATATTTTACGGGTATGTGTTTAAGGTAAGCAGGGATAAAGGAAATGAAATCTCGATTACAGCATATGACCAATTAAGATATTGTAAAGCTAAAGATATCATAGTGGTATATGAAGATACTGTGACAACGTTAGCGACTCGAATGTGCAATTATTTTCATTTAAAAATAGGTACTTTAAGCGATACGGTATATAAACTGGCAACGGAAGTGAAGGATGATACTACTTGGCTCGATATTATATATTCTGGTATAAGAGATACCCTTACTAATAAAGGAGTATGGTATTTGTTAAGAGATGAATTCGGGTCCATCTGTATCCAAAATTTAGAGAATCTGCAACTTAACTTGATACTGGGAGATCAGAGCTTAGTATATGATTATAGCTATGAAAAATCCATTAATGGTGAAACCTATAATCAGATAAAAATTTATGCTAAAGGCGAAACAAATACGGGCAATCAGTTTGTTGTAATTAATGATAAGGATTCGATTTCTTCCTACGGATTACTTCAATATTATGAAGCCTCCGATAAAATGAACGCTTCCAGTGCGAAATCAAAAGCAGATATTCTGTTGAAGCTTTACAACAGAGAATACGAAACCCTGTCCCTTAGCTGCCTTGGAGATACCCGAATAAGAGCAGGAGTGAGCTTTTTTGGTAAAATAGAAGATATTAAATATAATCAAAGACTAATCGTAAAATCGGTTACTCATAATTTCTTGCCAATTCATACGATGGATGTGGAGGCGATGCTATGATAAATGAGATCAAAGAAATAGTACAGAATTATATCAATAATGCAAAGCTGTGCAGTCTCATGATCGGTACTGTAGTTAGCACCGGCATTATGATTAATGAGAGGCTCACTATCCCGAGCGAGTTAATTAGGGGCAATCTTAAGAAGCTTACTAGCATTGGTGATGAGGTAAGAATTATAAGAAACCATGGTGGCAAAGAGTTTTATATTGTTGAGATTATCGACAAAGCATTTATTGCTAAGGGCTCTATCATAGCCTTGTCTCTAAATGGAAACACAATTGAATATAAAGTAGAGGATGTGAAAATATGACACCGAGCGCAAGTATTGATATAACACTTTCAACATCGGGCACCTCTGAACAGACAAAGACCTATAAAATATCTGATAATAGAATCCAAGGCTTTGTGGATAATTTGGATGCCTTACAGCAAGCAATTTATAAGCTGCTAAATACTGAAAAATATGAATATCCAATCTATAGCTTTTCCTACGGAATCGAACTGGAAAGTCTTATAGGCCAGGATAGGCTTTACGTTCAGATGGAGTTGATGCGCAGAATAAATGAATGTCTGCTTACGGATGACCGCATTGAAAGTGTAGAAAATTTTGTATTCAATATTTCAGAAGATTCCATATTATGCACCTTTGATG